TCTCTATAATGCAAAATTAGTTGGATTTGCTGGTTCTACAACTGGTAAGTATGCTACTGCTAACGTTGAGATTGATGCTACAGGTGCTATCTCTGACATCAAGATTGTTGATGGTGGTTCTGCATATGGAATCGGTAACACACTTGCAGTTACTGGCATCGGCACAACTGTAGGACATATTGTAGGTCATGTTATTGTTGAGCAGATTCACAATAGTATTGGTGATGTTCTGCGTATTGATGGTATTAGAGATGATAGATTTAAAGATTACAATAACCTCTATAGAGTTACCAGTGTTGATACTGGAGATGATGTAAACATAAATGTTGCATCTGCAAGCACTGTTTACTATAAGGAGCAATTTTCTGCTCCTTCGGCAATCACTGGTATTAATACTGGTGGATTGACTCAGATTAGCTCTGCTATCTTCTCTGACGTTACTGCATACTTAACTGGTGAGGCAATCGGCATCAGTTCTATCACATATGACAATGTATCTGGTATCTCCAGTATTACTACTGTTGATTCTCATGGTCTGTTGGTTGGTAACTCCATCGTAATTGGTGGAGCAGGCAACTCTCTGATTGATGGTCACTGGAGTGTTGATACTGTTTACAATGTCAATAGTCTTGCAGTTAAGATTGGTATTGGAACCACGACTGTTACTCCAACGGGTGGTGGATTTATCTATCCAACAGGTGTTAATGCTCAAGCGTCTGGAATTGATATAGCAGATGAAGCAGCATCCTCTAGACTTGTTCCAACTTATGCTGGTATTACCTCAACCATTGCTACTGCCCTTAACGATCCAACACTTAATACTCTGACTGTCACTAATGCATCTCACATGGGATGGGACGTTGGTGACTATCTCGTGATCGATAATGAGATCATGAGAATTAGTGAGTCTGTAACTAGTGACACTGCAATTGACGTATTCCGTGGACTCTTTGGATCACAGAAGCAGAACCACCCAGTTGGTTCAGTCATGCGTAAGGTTAAGTTTGAACCAGTTGAATTTAGAAGAAACTCTATTATTCGTGCATCTGGTCATACTTTTGAATATCTTGGATTTGGACCTGGTAACTACTCTACCGCTCTTCCAGAGAGACAAGATAGACAATTCAAGCAGGTTGAGAGACTTCTGTCTCAGTCGGTATCGGTAAATGCTGGTACGCCATTCTATAATGGTTTGGATGACCAGGGTAACGCATATACTGTTAATAAGTTTACTAGTGGTACTACTGGTCAAGACTTGATCACTAATGCCCCAGTTCCTACTGTAACTGGTGAAGACATTACTAGTGATACTGGTGCTGTTGGATTTGATGTAGATCAGACCGAACAACTCTCTGTCACCAGAGGCATCAAGGTTGATGGTGGTAAAGATAATGTTATCATCTCTCAATTCAATGGTCCTCTGATTGTCAATAAGAAGTTGACAGTCAATGATTCTTTGGAAGGTAATAGTGTTCTGATCCAGGGCGATCAAACTATTGCTAGAGAGTATACGGTTGGCATCTCTACTCCACAGACTGCTGGTAACGTTGGTAATGTTGTCTTTGATGCTGAACCAAATTCTGGTGGCGAACTTGGATGGGTCTACACTAATGATAATAACTGGAAGAAGTTTGGTCCTATTCAAGCAAATCCAGACAACTACTATGTTGGTCTTTGGAGTGGAACCTTTAGAGGTGATGGTTCTGGACTGACAAACGTATCCGACGTTTGGGTATTTGATGGTGTTGGTATCTCTACCACTGCAAACGTTGGTATTGAGACAACCTCAGCAAAACCAGGGTATTCCTTGTATGCCAGTGGTCCTGTTCTCTTTGAGAACAACGTTGAATTTAGAATGGAATCTCTGATATGGAACGTTACAGGTGGATTCCTGGTTAATACGGGTATAACGACGTTCAATCAACAGGTTAATGTTAATACCTTCAATGCAATTGGTATATCTACATTCTTGGAGAATATCATTGTCAGTACTGACCCTGCTGTAACTAATGATGTGTCGGATAATGATGGTAACTTTATCAGATTCCTTCAGACTGACCCCGCACTTAACTCTGCTTATGGATATGGTGGTCTCAAGTTTGAAGGTAATGACATTGGTAACACTGGTGAGCGTGGATACATTAAGGGTGTATCTGAAGGTACTTCTGGTCAGTTTGGTCTGGTCTTCGGTACAATGGAGAACGGAGCCTCCAATCCACAAGAGAGACTCAGAATCAGCGCCGCTGGAAATGCCAACTTCTCTGGTACTGTCACTGCCAACTCCGACGAGAAACTGAAGGAGAATGTTGTTGGTATCACCAACGCACTTGAGAAGGTCATGGACCTCAGAGGCGTATACTTCAACCGCATTGGTAAGACTTATGATGATCGTGAGATCGGTGTCATTGCACAAGAGGTTGAGAAGGTTCTTCCTGAACTTGTCAAGGAAACTCCTGACGGAACCAAGGCAGTTGCATATCAGAATATGGTTGCAGTCTTGATTGAGGCAATTAAGGAACAGCAAGAACAGATAAACGAATTGAGATCAAGATTGGACGATCTCTAAACCAACACATGGGGGGCACTGCCCCCCTTTTTTATGGTATACTGGGTTTGACTCTTGTCTTAAAATATGCCCTGGTTGAGTCTTGCTATATTGTTCCCGATCGCATGTTCTCTCGGCATCTTCTTCCTTCCAGAAGGTAATAAGGTTGTCCGATGGTATGGATTGGGAGCGTGTTTAATTACGTTCATCATCACGGTAGCAGGGTATATCAATGGATATGATCCCTCTATCAGTGGTCTACAAATGGCAGAGAGGATCTCGTGGGTTCCTTCACTAGGACTCACCTGGTCTGTGGGTGCAGATGGTTTGTCAATGCCCCTCATTCTGCTGACAAGTTTTATTACAAGTCTGGCAGCACTTGCTGCTTGGCCAGTTACATTCAAACCTAAACTTTTCTACTTCCTGCTGCTTCTGATGGCAGGTGGTCAGATTATGGTCTTTGCAGTTCAAGATTTGATCTTGTTCTTCTTGTCGTGGGAATTGGAACTTGTTCCTGTGTATCTCATGATTGCAATCTGGGGAGGTAAAAATCGCCAGTATGCTGCTACGAAGTTCATTATCTACACTGCAGGAAGTTCTCTGTTCATTCTTATTGCTGGACTGGCGATGGGATTCTGGGCAGGTGGTGGTGCTCCCAACTTTGAGTACACCACTCTGATGCAGCAAGGATTCCCAAAGAATTTCCAACTCTGGTGCTATGCAGGATTCTTGATTGCCTTTGGCGTCAAACTCCCTATTGTACCAGTTCATACATGGTTGCCTGATGCTCATGGTGAAGCAACCGCACCAGTTCACATGCTGCTGGCAGGTATTCTTCTTAAGATGGGTGGATACGCACTTCTGCGGTTCAACTGTCAACTGCTGCCTGAAGCACATGCGGTGTTTGCACCGCTCCTAATTGTCCTTGGCGCTATCAATATCATCTATGCAGCACTTACTTCGTTTGCACAAAGGAATCTTAAGAAGAAGATTGCTTACAGTTCTATTAGTCATATGGGATTCGTTCTCATTGGCATTGGTAGTTACAGTGCTCTCGGCACCAGTGGTGCCATGCTTCAGATGATCAGTCATGGTCTGATTGGTGCATCCCTATTCTTCCTGGTGGGTGCTACCTATGACAGGACTCATACTCTCCAGTTGGACGAGATGGGTGGTGTTGGTCAGAATATGAAGGTTATGTTTGCTCTGTGGACAATGTGTTCCATGGCATCTCTTGCCCTCCCAGGCATGAGTGGATTTGTGAGTGAGTTGATGGTCTTTGCTGGATTTGCAACTGACACGATGTATGGTTTGCCATTCCGTATCATCATGTGTGCAGTTGCTGCTATTGGAGTTATCCTGACTCCGATCTACCTGCTCTCGATGCTGCGCGAGATCTTCTATGGTAAACCCAATCCAGAACTGGTCTCCCATACAAACTTGGTTGATGCAGAACCCCGTGAGGTTTATGTCGTCAGTGCTTTGCTTGTCCCTATCATCGCGATTGGACTCTATCCAAAGTTTATGACGGATGTTTACAAGAGTTCTATTGATGCTCTTGTTGCACGCGACTCAGCACCGTTGATTCGTGAGAAGGCATTGCCATTCACGGTGAGGTACACCGCACCAACTGTATAAGTGGCACAGGGGGCATTGCCCCCCTTTTTTATGGTGTATACTTACTGCATACACAACCATCTTCGCATTCGTGGCTCTCGTAAACATTTACTTGGACACTGCCAACAACATCACTGTACCGTCCTTCAATCTTGGACAGACTCGCTTCGCTTATGAGCATCGGCATCGTGGGAGCGATTATGGTAAGGCAAAACAATCTTATGCCCAATTTGAGGCCAAGTATGTTCGCTGCCGTTGGTGGGAGGATGTATCTACTCGTGATGATGGCAAGGATGGTGCTCACGATAAGATCATTCATCAATGGTTGGTTAAACAAATTGGTATCGAGAGAATTGGTGAGTCTAAGAATGGTGAGACTTTTAAGTACGATACAACTCGATATAACATGGATATCATCGGTGAGATGATCCATGAGAAGTTCTTCTCAGGAAAGGAGAAGGTGTATGAAGAATTTAAACCACGTCCATATCAGCAGAAGTTCCTCAATAAGATTGCATGGTGTACTAGTAACGAGTTCCTGCTGTTCGCTAAGTGCCGTGCAGGCAAGTCTGCAATGGTCTTGAAGCACATTGTCGATACCAACTATAAGGTATCCCTGGTTTGCTCCCGTCAGAAGTCTCCTGAGGGGTCCTGGAAAAAGGATTCAAACAAGTACTTCCCTTCAGTCAAGTACGTCTCTCTCAAAGATCCTGGTTGGGAGACCTTCCTTGAATACTGGAGTCAACGTGATGTAAATGTTGTTCTTTGGGGTACGGTTCAGACTTGCTTGAAGCGTCTGGACAAGATCAAGAACGTTGACTTTGTTGCTTTTGATGAGGCACATATTGGCGGCACTGCTGATCAGTTCGTCAAACTGCGCGAAGAACTTGATACTCGTATTTGCTACATCTCTGGAACTGCTCATAAACTTTGTTGGATGTTCCCCGAAGACAACCAGAAGTTTGTCTATACCTACTTTGATGAGCAACAGGATGTTCAGAGAGGGGTCTTCAAACGTCCTAAGATGAACGTTGCTGTTGCCAAGTATCAGACCGCTGCATATCAGGAGATCTTTGGTAATGATCCTGATGCCATGAAGAACATCTTCACGATGAAGGGTAAGGAGTTCCTTCATGAAGGTTTGGTGAGAGAGTTCGTTCGCAATTACTTTGGACCACAACGTAATATTCGTATCGGTGATCGCCTTCTCAAAGGCACATATCACATGATGGCATTGCCCAGTGTTAAGGCATGTCATGCATTCCAAAAGTTGGTCGAGTGTTACTATCCTGCATTGGTAGTTACCTCTGATGCTAAGAAAGATCAGGAAGATATTAATCTATTCTTGGATGAGCATCCCAAGGCATTGATCATCACTCAGTCTGCAAATGTTTTGGGTGTGACTGCTGAGAAGATCGATACAGTTATCAACTGCCGTGGTGGTGAATCAATCGAGTTCTGGACTCAACTTGCCTTCCGTGGAGGATCTGGTGATCATGACTGGTGGGTCGTTGATTTTGATGCTCAGCGGTGCCTACGTGCCCTTCACACAGCGTTCCAACTGGCATGTGATAGTAATCCTTCTCTGTCAGAATTCAGCGTTGTGGACTTCACCAACATTCATGAATGGAATGATGGGTTCCAGGAACTGAACAAGGAAGCATTTGAGGATGCTTTGGCAGCAGATGTTGAGGGAAGCATCTCCACTGTGACTAGTATCGTTGAATCACTAGATCTAAGTGATTTGAGAGACTTCAACCTCCGTCAGAAGTCTGCTCTCACAACAGTCATGAAGGAGGCACAGTTGAATGACAATGGTGCCAATAACCAAAGTTGCGTTGTGATGGAGGTAGATCGCGTAAAAAAGCAGACGACCTTGACACTCTGAAGAAGCAGACTGTCAAGGCACTCCTGGAATCCATTCCTCTGACCATGTTCTACATTATCCGTAGTGGTCAGAACGTGTACTCAATCAATGATGTGATCGGATCTCATATCTATCCATCTGTTACTGGTGACAATGAGGGTATTCTCTCTGAAGTTATCTCAAAGAATCCTCACAGCGTAGAACTCCTGACTCGTCGGATTGGTTTGGTGACAAACAGCATCCAGAAGAGCATGAGGGAGTCAGTCTCCAAGACCATTGATAGTCTGTCGGTCTCATCTGAGATTCAGAGAGCGATTCCTGCACATCTGCTTGACAATATGATCAATGACTGTCAAGATATGAGCAGCACCTACATGTTCGGTGATCCCAGTGGTTCTCACTCTGCTCGACTCCTGGAACATGGTATTGATCCCAGCAGTCTCACTGTTTGGGAGAGTTGCGATAGTCATCGCAATCGTGTAGGATATATTGATAAGCAGATTAACGTCGTTGCCGCCCACCCAGACATGAAGTTCACCGCCATTCTTGCCAATCCTCCATATCAGGATCCGACCAAGAAGGCACGGAACAATAAGCTGTGGACTAAGGTGGTTGAGCAGCATCTGGATATGGTTGCTCCTGGTGGTGACATGTGTGAGGTTACTCCTGCATCTGTGTTGGGTAACACGGGTAAGGGTAAGAAGTTTATGCAGTTGTTCTCTACGATCTACAACCTCAAACTCATTGACTACACTGCTGATGATTACTTCACTGAGGGTGTAGATATCTGTCGCTGGCATCTGGTGAATGAACCCTATCAGGGCAAGACTACTGTGATTACTCATGATGGGACCTTCACCTGGGACCTTCGCGATGGTCTGCCTCTCTTCGGTGATGCTGCTCTCAAGCACTCTATCCTCGATAAGATTGCAAACTCAAACCATCCTCGTATTCCTCTGAAGATTGGTCAGGAGATTGCCAATGATGACTACGTTCCTGATGGTAAGTATGAGGTCTTCAAGACTGGTGACAAGATTGCTCGTACCAACGTGGTCCCAAACACTGGAGACGTGCTAAAGTTCATCGTACCGTTCTCCAGCACTTACAAGAAGAGGTTTGTCTCTAATGGATTTGTTGGTATGCTTAATGTTTGGTGCCCTGTTCCTTCTCAAGAGGAGGGATCGCGCCTTAGTGAGATCTTTGATAACCCGATCATTCGGTTTTTTGTGGAGAATTATAAGAGGACTTCGGGATTTACTCCTGCTATTAAAAATGCGGAAGTACCTGACATCACGAACTATGAGGATCTGCCTGGTCAATTTGGTCTCACCTCAGAAGAACTGAACTACCTGCAGAGAATCAATGTCATCTAAGAATCGCCACAATCAAAAGCATGGGTCTACCATTGAACGCTCCGATGAGCGCATCAGTCAGACTGCGGAGGTCTTTACTCCCATTGCTCTGATTGAGCAGATGATTCGGGAGATACCAGTGTCACAACTGAAGGATCCTGAGTCTAAGTTCATTGACAACTGTGCTGGTAGTGGTAACTTCCTTGTTTGTCTGTGTGAGACACTGCAGGAATATCACAGCAGAGATCACATCATCAACAACATGCTGTATGCTGTGGAGTTGATGGAAGACAATCACAAAGAGATGTGTAGGAGACTTGACATCCCTACAGATCACCCGCACTTCGTTTGTGCAGACGCACTTCAATATCATTACAGGTTTGATGGGACAACAGGACCTATCACAATGGATCAGTTCATGGTATAGTATCTCTATCGATATGGGTTCAATGCAACTTCGCCCTCACCAGTCAAAGGCACTTGATGTCATGACCCAGTGGTCTAACGGCATCATTGTTGTCCCCACTGGTGGGGGCAAGACTTTTATTGCCATCTCTGACGCTAAGCGTGAGCTTGCTACCCCTGGTCGCAAGACTATTGTGGTGGTTGCTCCTCGCCTGCTGCTGGCACAGCAGTTATCTGCTGAGTTTACTGAGCACATCACCAACGCTGCTGTTCTTCATGTCCACTCTGGCAGTGGATCACATCACACAACAACCAATCCTGAGGAGATTCGCTTGTGGCAGGAGTACACTCCTGGTCATTTGTTAATATTTACTACATATCACTCTCTTCATCGTATTCAAGAGTCTAATATATCTGTAGATGTTGTCTACTTTGATGAAGCGCACAACTCAATCAAGAAGAACTTCTTTGGTCCTACCAGGTTTATCTCTGCTGGTGCTCGCCGCAGTTACTTCTTTACTGCTACTCCTAAGTACACTGCCACTTATCGGAAGTACGGGATGAATGATCCCGTGTATGGCGGAATCATCTACAACGTGCCTGCTACAGAGTTGGTAGAGAACGGATCTATTCTTCCTCCTAAGATCAATGCCATTCCTATTGGTGTTCACAGGGAGAAGGGAGAAGATGCTGCACAAGGAGATTGTGATACCCTCCTAGATACACTGAGGAATGAAGATTGCATGGATAAGGTGCTGATCGCAGCACCCAATACAAAGGTTATGATGCGTATGCTTGCAACTACAGACTTCATGTCTGAGGTTCGTGCTTTGGGTTATGACCTGCTTTGGATCACCAGTAAGCATGGTGCCTTCCATAATGATCAGAAGGTCACTCGTGAGCACTTCTTCAACCTTGTCCGTGCCTTTGGTGCTGATCCTGATAAGAAGTTTGTTGTTCTCCACTACTCTATTCTGAGTGAGGGCATCTCTGTCCCTGGTCTGACTTCTCTTGTTCTCATGCGTCAGATGAATGTCATTGAGATGTGTCAGTCGGTTGGACGTGTCATTCGTCTGCACCTGGATGACATTCAAGGCATCAAGCAGGGCACTCTCATCCCTGGTGATACCAAGCAATACTCTAAACCATTTGGTCTGGTTCACGTTCCTGTTTACAGCAACGTTGGAATCTCCACAGTTAAGCGACTTGAGAAGGTCGTCAACACTGTATTTGTACAGGGTCAACCCGCTATCGCTACTATCAAACGATGATTCAATATACTCACCATAAAAAGCAATACTTATTCGCCAAAAACATCAGTTGGTTAGATGTTGCGAAGCAGATTGACTTAGAGAAAGAGAATGAAACTTACAGGGCAGTCAGTGATGACACTGATTTGTGCATTGACTGTGGATGTACTCCTGGATTTATGCAGAACATTTACAAAAAGTTTTTGGAGGAGCGTGGTTACGAAGCAATGCACATGTATACCTCTCGTAAAGTAGGTGCAGAGACACTCGGAAGACATAATGATGACCAAGACGTTCTCATTGTCCAGTCAAGAGGTAGGATGACATACCAATTTGATGACAAAAATGTGGTAACATTGTATCCTGGGGATGGACTGTACATTCCCGCCTGGGTATATCACAACCCAATCACTATTGAACCACGAATCACTTTGAGTTTTAGTAAAGGATGACTACTGACAAAGAACTAAAGGAGATTTACAATTTTTACAAGGATTGTAAAGAAGGATTTGTGACTAGGGACGGTTATGCTGCTGTCCCACTTGCAGGTTCAAAATCTCTTGTAGTAGTGTATAATGGAGAGCAGCTGAAGGTTTGTAAGACTGAGAAGTCTGCCCACACCTTTATCAAAAAACATCGTACCCAAATTAAAAAAGGAACTGTTTTTGTATCATGATGAACCTTGACCCGCATCCAGACACCCTGGTGACAATCACATGTGACAAGGAAGGTCTGAAGACTATGATCCAGGCAGCTATTGCTGCTATTCAGCAAGCAGATAATTGGAACTTTGGTGACGAGTATGATCTGGATCTCACGCCATATCATGATATGCGAGATTCTCTGATTAAAAAGTATGTTGAGGTTTATGGGAACGATGATATCACGATCTGAGTTGGTTCATCTGCAACTACAGGCAATGCTTAGGGAGAATAAATTTCCTAGCAGTGAGATCATGTATTGTGGTGAGAGGGATGGAGAGCACTGGTATTTAATTGGTGGTGAGCATGAAGTCCCAGTATCTCAGATTGTAGACATCAATCCAGTAGATGATGATCAAGAAGTTTGAAGTTAGTGAAAAAGTAACAGAGTATTTTACCCTCTTACTGAAGGTTTGTATGGCAAACCCCGAAGTAATTGATCATAAGCAGAGTTCTTTGTCACCAAGTTGCTCTGCTACTCTTAATCTGCTGAATTTTAAACTACCCGATAAGTTTTATAACTATACTGGCAGATTGTTAAAAAGATCAGAAGAGGTTACTGGTCAAATTCTAAAGTACCATTACATGCACATGGTAGATTATACCAATGGTGGTATAATGTCAAAGCACTCACACAAACACAACGAGGACTATAGTTTTATATTGTACCTTAACGACTGTCTTGATGGTGTCACTGTTCTTCATCTAAACGAACAGTATAGGGTAACTCCAAAAAAGGGTACGGTTTTACTATTCTCTTCGATGATTCCACATTCGTCTGAATACTCAAAAAGTAAACAGGTTTTTGTGGGTGGACTTAAAGTTACAAAGGAGATTTAAATGGATTGGGACAACACAACAAAACAAGAAAAACGTAAGGATGCATTCTACATCTTTTACGAGAGTGTGCTGAAGCCCGACCATGAGTTGCGCCAAGACGCTCATGAGCAGAAGTGTTATCACGAACTGCTAGAATGGCGTGCTGAAATTATTGAATATCTTGACCGCCGAAGGAATGAAGAATTTTATTGAGAAGTTTGCTATTCCCTTTTACCAAACAAAGATTGAGAACTGGGAAGAGAAGAAGCAAAAACTCCTGGATATTTACGATAGATTTGCCCAGGATAATATGGATGAGGGTGAGCAAAATTCTGATTTTGAACAGGATAATAATTATCATATCTTGATTGAAACTATTCTGTTCGATGACATTAGAAAAGCTTCCAAAGATATGGTCAAGTATAAGAGGGCACCGAGAGTCGCTAATGCATGGTTCCAAACCTATGACTTAGCACATTCTCATGCTATTCATAACCATGGACTGGGGAACCTGAGCATGGTTTGCTACATAATGTATGATCCTGAGCATCATAGACCAACCACATTTGTGTGTCCTTTTATGAGTCTTGATGATGGTAATCTTTTGGAGTGGGAACCAGAAGGTGTTGAGGAGGGGACTTTAGTTATGTTCCCATCTGGGTTGGCACACTATGTACCAACTAATCAGTCTGATGTTAGAAGGATGATTCTATCCGCAAATATAGGGTAATGTTAAAAGTACCACATGAACTACAGTTACACTTAACTCATTCATGTAATCTTACATGTGAGGGATGTACTCACTACATGAATCAGGGACATTCTGGTAAGGTTAGTTTAGAGACTACCTCTGAATGGTATGACAACTGGAATAAAAGAGTTCTACCAAAAAGGATTACTCTGATGGGTGGTGAACCAAGCCTCCATCCAGATCTTACTGAGTTTGTATATCTGACTAGAAGGAAATGGCCAAACTCTTACATTGAGATTGTATCTAATGGATTCTTCCTGCATAGGCATCCTGATTTAGCAGTAGCGTTAAAAGAAACCAATACAACACTTGCTGTATCTGTTCATGATGATAGTAATCCAGACTATCGCAATAAGTTTGAACCAATCTATAGATTAATGAAGGACTGGATCACTAAAGGTGCTCCTGTTGAGATGAGACCATCTGTTGTTCATTGGTTGGCACAATATAAGGGGTTTGGTGACAAGATGGAACCCTTTGAAGACAATAATCCTAAATCAAGTTGGAATGCATGTGTATCAAGATTATGTGTGCAACTACATCAGGGTAAGTTGTGGAAGTGTCCTGCATTAGCATACCTTCCTATGCAAGCAGAGAAGTATAATCTATCTGAGAAGTGGGATCCTTATTTAAAATACGTTCCTCTTGAGCATACTTGTGATGATAAAGAATTGAAGGACTTCTTCACACGCAAAGAAGAATCGTTTTGTTCCATGTGTCCTGCTACTGAGCAATATTTTAGTCCATCTAACCCTCTTTTACCTGTGAGTTATTGGAAGAAGAAATATGATACTTGATGGTGAACTCTTAGATCTTTTAGAAAAACTTGCAATAAAAGCGGGAGTATCTCCATCTGAACGATTGGATGAGATCATAAAAGATGAATACTATAGAATTAACAGGGTAGTTCCTCAGCAAATAACAACAGATCCTTATTGGAAAGATAATAGGGATGTGGAGTATTTTGATTTTTGTGGTAATACGATTTACCGAGCATATAATATGCTCAGTCGTCACCATATGGATTATCTCTTAGATGATATTGATGATGAATTAAGAATCAGTAAGGATAAATGGGATAGGTCTGTAGAGGCGACTAATGAATTACCACATAGGAAGTTGATGCATTATACCAGTTGGTATGTGTTCTTTAGTATGGTTAAAAAGCATCTTTACAACTATGCAAGAATAACCAATGATCCCAGGGTTAAAGAGTACAAGGTTCAGTCCTACTGGGCAAAGAGGATGAAGGGAACGAATCCAGAAGATTATAAGAATGAATTAGATATAAATTATAGGAACAGTCACAGTCATGAGAACTTTGACTTGGGAATGATATATTATCTTAATAATCCATCAAGGATGTTTGGTACGTTGATTGAGAATAAGGATAGAGAGATCATTGTTCCAGGTGATGAGAACTCTTTGCTAATTCATCACTCACACATTAACCATCAACCAGTAATGCCTCCTAAACAGATTGCTAATAAGTATTACAGATGTGTTATTGTTGTTGATTTTATGCACCCATCAAAAATATGAGAGCTTCCGACAGGATTAAATACTTTAGTATAGTATCAAAGATAAACAAGGGTCAGTTTGATGACATTGCACCAGACGAATATGTCTGGTTGCAGAGTAATCCGCATGTCTTGAGGGATATGAATCTAACAAGAAAAAAAGAAGAGATTCTTCAAAGGTCTGTGGGTTGTCATGGTACTGTTGAAGAGATCCTGTTTTCTTTAGACTTGTCAGATAGAATGTATCGGTGATATAATGTCCACAATACCCTTGCAAGTATGGAACATCTTAAGATACAACCAAATCAGACAATATTAGTTCTTAATTCAAGTTACGAACCAATTAATTTTACAAATTGGAAGAGGGCAGTAATTTTAGTTCTAAAAGATAAGGTTCAAGTTCTGTCTGGGAGGGTTGTCAGACTATTAAATTATATTAGAATACCTGTTAGGAATATTATGAACAATCGTCCAACCAGGAGTCAGATTTATAAGAGAGATAAAAATTCTTGTCAATATTGTGGGGCAACAACTAAACTCACTATTGACCATGTGATTCCAAGAAGCAAGGGTGGACAAGACACATGGGAAAATTTGGTAGTAGCATGTTCTACATGTAATGTCAAGAAGAGTGATAAATTACTTGAGCAGACTAAATTAAAACTTAGGAAGCAACCAAGAGCACCATATAGCACAGTTGCTATTGATCTAGCAGAATCAAATGTCCCTGAATGGAGGGAATACAGTTATACCTAGGAGACAATATGTTCTTTCGTAAGTTGAATGAGAAGTTTGTAATTGATCATTACAATAAAACTGGCAAGAAGATTGAGTATGGACTTGATAGTCCCATAGGTTTTATGGGAATCAAGTATTCATACATCAATACTACTAATGATGAGGATCTACTTCAGGTAATTCCAAAAGGATATAGATCTCAATGTACATTCTCATTGATGGAATTAAATTATCAGATCCCTCCTCATACTGATAGTGATATTGAGGCAATCATCAATTTCTATATTAGTACTGACGATTGTATCACTCAGTTCTACTATCCTCCTGATGATAGTGTTCCTCGTCAGCAGATCGATAATCAGACTGATGGTGCTATATTCCATGAAGGATACTTGAAGAAGGCAGTCAGGTTCATGGCACAACCTGGTGATGCATATCTTCTGGATGTATCAAAACCACATTCTGTTATTCCAACTAATCCTGGTATTACTGATCGTAAGTGTGTTTGTCTACAGATTCTGCATAAGTCATTTGACGACGCTGTAGAGATGCTTAAATCAACTGGTTATATTGATGATTAGAGTTTATGATGATTTTTTGAGTCCAGATGACTATGAAGGCATTCGTGCATTTTATAATAGTGAGATGGACGATGGAACTTTAGAGGGTTCTTGTGTCTGGTTATATTCTGATGGATGCACTTTGAAGGGTGATGGGCATTATCACTTCACGTCATTAGTTTTTGCTGCGAATTATGTTTTAGTCCCAAAAGCATTTCATTTGCTCCAACCTCTGATTGATAAAGCAGGAATGACATCGATCGCTAGGATCAAAACAAATTGTATGTTACAGACTCCTGAATTGATGGTATTTAAGGATGGATTCCATACAGATTTTCCTAAAGATTTGATGACAGGTATATACTATATCAATACAAATGATGGATACACTTTGTTTGAAGATGGGCAAAAGTGCGATAGTGTTGCAAATAGATTTGTTGTGTTCCCTTGTACTACAAAACATACGGCAACAACATGCACAAACACCAGACGTAGGTTGCTGATTAACTTTAACTTTACTACCTGCGAATACTTATGATTGAGATTATTGATGATTATCTACCTCAACATGAGTTTGAGAATATTCGTGCATATTTTGAGGGTGACACTGATGATGGGACATTGAATGGTTCATGTTCTTGGGTATTTTTCCCTGGATGTGTTGGATTAAATGACCCAGATGATCATTTTCACTTCACTCATTTGATATTTGCTCAGCATAGTATTATTAGTCCCGCATTTAATTTGATGACACCAATCATCAAGAAGGAGGGTATGTCTTCTATTGCTAGAATTAAAGCAAATTGTATGGTTAGAACAGAGAATCTAAAGGCATTGATTAAAGGATTTCATACTGACTTCCCTCAAACATTAACAACTGGTATATACTATATCAATACTAATGATGGTTACACATTGTTTGAAGATGGAACGAAGTGTGAGAGTGTTGCAAATAGATTTTGCAGATTTCCATGCACGACAAGACATACTGCTACAACATGTACTACAACTGATCGTAGACTACTGATTAACTTTAATTATTCGACATATGATTGAAGTAGTTGATAATTATCTGGACGCAGATATACATAACGATTTGTATAATTACTGGACAGGTAATTATGATAACGGCGACATCGCTAACTCATGTGTATGGACATTCAATAATGGTATAAATTCTCCTGGAGATGGTCACTCTCAGTATGTCCATCTAATTTACTCAAAACAACATATTATTAGTAATGCATATAATATTGTAGAACCAATAATTGATAAGGAGGATATGAGTGCGATTGCTAGAATAAAAGCAAATGCTATCAGTCAAACTGAAGAATTAGTTGTATTTGATTGGGCATTTCATTGTGACTTTGGTCCTCATGCAGACAACATGTTGACGGGTATATACTACGTTAATACGAATGATGGATATACCTTGTTTGAGGATGGAACTAAGGTAGAGAGTGTAGCAAATAGATTTGTCAAATTCCCTGCTACTATGATGCACACTGGTACATCATGTACAGATGACTATAGAAGAATAGTTATCAATTTTAACTATTATGCAATTTAATACTAAACAGATAGAACTACATGTAACTCATGCATGTAATTTTACATGCGAGGGTTGCTCTCATTACTCCAATCATGGACACTTTGGTAACTTATCTTTAGATACTGCCAGAGAATGGCTATATAATTGGAGTCAAAGGGTGGTGCCTGATACATTTGTCATCTTAGGTGGAGAGCCAACATTAAACAAAGATTTGTCGGACATAGTGTATTTGGTCAGGATGATTTATCCTGATCCATCAACTAAAATAGACTTAGTATCAAACGCAAGTTATCTACATAATCACCCTAGACTCCCTCAAGCATTACTAGCAACACAGACAAATCTAGCGATATCGATTCATAGCACCAAACATAAAGACTATGTGAGGAGGTTCAAGAGAGGATATAAACTTGCAAAGGAATGGAAGCATGACCTGGGTGTACATGTAGAGTTCTGGGACTTTACAAATACTCACTGGATACCTCAATATAAGGGGTATGGCAACAACCTTATGCCATATGAAGATAATAATCCTAGGTTGAGTTGGGAGAAGTGTGTATCTAAACATGCTATGCAAATACATGAGGGTAAGTTATGGAAGTGCCCTGCATTAGCGTATCTCCCTATGCAAGCAAACAAGTATAATCTGAGTCAAAAGTGGGATCCTTATCTAAAATATGAACCGTTGAGTTCAGATTGTACTGACGAACAATTAAAAGAATTTTTGAGTAGACAGGACGAGTCGTTCTGCGCTATGTGTCCAGCGAATAAGACGGAACCTTACATCAAACAAGATCCAACACTACCTGTCAGTTATTGGGAGAAGCAATATGATAACATGGGGGATATCATCGAATAGTCACAATGCTGCTCTAGCAGTATTTTCTAATGATTCTCTCATGTTTGCCAGTCAGAGTGAACGTTTTAGTAGGAAGAAGAACGATCCATATATTTGTGAAGAACTGATCAATTATGCTTATAAGTATGGTGAACCTGAACTGATCTGTTGGTATGAGCAACCACTTAGGAAGAAGTTGCGACAGATTAGAGCAGGTCAAGGACCATTTCAAGACAACTTCACCAAGTATTTTAATTGTAAGCATAAGTTTATTGACCATCACTACAGTCATGCTTGTGCTGGATACTTTACCAGTAAGTTCCAAAGCAGTGCCATTCTTGTAATTGATGGTATTGGTGAGACAACCACCATGAGCATTTGGTCTGCTAAAGGTAATAATATTAAACAACTTTGGAGACTTAAGTATCCGAATAGTATTGGTCTTTGGTATTCTGCAATGACTCAGCGTTGTGGATTCAAACCAAATGAAGAAGAATATTTGATGATGGGTCTATCAGCATATGGTAAAGGTGGTGATTATGTTGGTAAGATTTTTGGTGAATTGATTGGGATGGATTTTGAATGCAAACAAAATATGCACAGAGGTGTAGGTGATTGGCAACCAGAGGCATGTCCTGAAGAGATTGCTGCTGCATCTCAAACGGTTTACACTACATTATTTTGTAATGCATTAGCACTCACAAAACGATTGACTGGTAGTGATAATGTCGTGATTATGGGTGGGTGTGCGTTGAATTGCGCTGCAAACACACATGCATATGACTTCTTCAAAAGAGTATGGATCATGCCAGCACCAGATGACTCAGGATCTGCTATTGGTGCTGTGCTCGCACATAAGAAGATAAGGATACCATTCACTCCCTATTTGGGATATAAGATCTTACATAAGCATACAAACGCTTCAATCGTTGAATACTTGAGGTATCATAAGGTATGTGGTCTTGCTAGAGGTAGAGCAGAGTTTGGACCCAGAGCACTTGGTGCCAGGAGTTTATTGGCAGATCCAACGGTTCATAATATCAAAGACGTTGTTAATACTATCAAACATAGACAATCGTTCCGACCATTCTCACCAGTGGTTCCGATTGAATACGCCTCAAAGTATTTTGATATGCATGATGACATGGTGGAGAGTCCATTTATGCAGTATACTGTCAAGTGTAAGATGCCAGAGTTATTACCTGGAGTGGTGCATGTTGATGGGACCAGTAGAGTGCAGACAGTGAAGAAGTCTGATGCACCAAGGTTACATGATCTATTGCTTCGTTGGGGTAAGGTTTCTGGTCACCCAGTTCTTCTTAATACCAGTTTAAATATTAAGGGACAACCAATAGTCAATGATGAGTATGATGCCAAGGTTTGGTCTGATACTCATGGTATAAAAATATTCCAATGAACATTTACGAATTAGAGGATAGACCCGATCAAAGTGGTTCTTGGTTTGACCAAGACAGTAAGCAGTTGTTTATAAAGAACGCCAAGTCACAACCAGCTAGTTGGAGATATAGGAACATTGGTGTCAGTTATAGGTTGAATTCTATGGGGTATAGAACCCAAGAGTTTGATCGTATTCCGTGGCATAAGTGTATTGTTTTGTTTGGATGTTCTTATGTTTTTGGTGTTGGATGTGAGTTAAGTTCAACCATTGCTGCACAGTTAAGTGGGATAACTGGAAGACCAGTTATCAATATGGGAGCACCTGGATCATCTCCTATGTTTTCTTTACATAACTCTGCTAAGTTGAAGGCACTGTACCCTGAACCACTTGCAGTGGTGTTCTCATGGTCTGCATCTCAAAGATGTCCACTATATTTGAATGATTCTGTGGTTCATTGTGGTCAGTGGAAGGAAGATATTGGTGGACTTGGTAAAGCATGGAGAAGGTTTGATCATCATAATGAAGAGCATCTAAGGATGACAAGGTTGACTGCACAGATGATGTGGAGCAGCACAAAATACTATGATTTTACACTCTATCCATCAAATAGGAAGGCAATAGATTGTGATTACATCAAGCAAGTAGATACTGCCAGAGACTTAGTACACTCTGGTATTGTTACTAATGAAGTAATTGCAAAGAAGATTGCACAATCACTGGATATGTGATAAAATCCAGACAGTCAGGAGATAACAATGACTAAGAGAACTTTTACTGGTAAAGGTGGAGAGACCTGGGAGTGGGATGAGACTCCTGAGGTTGTTGCTGCAATTAAACAACTCCACAAAACCTCTGCTGAAAACCGTATTATCAAACCACACCCTTACAAAAATGAACAAAGAACCTCTGACTCCTGAAGAAGTATTGGAAGCATCTAATCAGTTCTTCCCCTTGTTTGACATTGTTCATCGTAACATGCCAGAAGGTTCTAAGACTGAAGATACTCTTAAAGTAATGGAAACAGTCTGTACTCTTGCACATAAACTCCGTGTAGAGAAGGAAGAACAGACAGCACCTTTTGGATTTAATAAGAAAACCGATGACGGAACAGAAGACTGAGACCAAACGACCAACTATCATGACTTCTCTGGGTCCTAACCCTACGATTGAGAAGGAGATTCCTGAAGATGTGGAGTGGATCGATGATGCATTTTACATCAAGAAGACTCGCTTTGGTATGTACACTAGTGTCCTGAAGGAACCTATTTTGGGTGCTAATTTTATCACTGGTGCTACATATGATGGTGTGTTGACAGTCTCTCGCTGGCATCTTAAGTGTCTCCAAGAGGACACACTAGAAGACAATAGTCGCATTGTAAATAGTGGAGTTGTTGGAGGTAAGTTGTGAGGAAACTAATCAATAAGGTCAGAGACTTTATTCAAAAGTTTAGGAACAAAAACCGCGATCCATTCATTTATAAATGATATGAAACACAATCCATATTCGTTTTTTGAGAAGTGGGGCATCAAAGAACAAGTACCTATCAACGAACTTCAGCACAAGGTAGAGAAACTTGAAGATCGTGTAAAGTACCTTGAAGAGGAGAGGATCAGTCTGATCAATTGTTTGTATGAAGTTGAGAACAGTTTACAAGCACAGATTGACAAAATCGCCCCACCCAAATATAATCTTGACAACTATTCCCTTGGAGACAAATGAAGATCTTCCTTGACACCGCAGATACCGAAGAAGTCCGTAAATATTTTGCGACGGGACTTGTTGATGGTGTTACTACCAACCCCTCTCTGATTCGTAAGGCGGGTCGTGATCCTGAGGAAGTATATCAGGAGATGATTGATATTGGCGTGCCTGATGTCAGCATGGAAGTTGTTGGCACCGTGGGTGAGATGTATGATGATGGTGTTCGCCTTGCTGAGAAGTTTGGCACTGCTGCCACTATCAAACTTCCCTGCACTCCAGATGGTCTGCTTGTTTGTAAGCGACTGACTGGAATGGGTATCAAGACTAACGTGACTCTTGTCTTCTCTGTTGCACAAGCAGTGATGGCAATGAAGGCAGGTGCAACCTATCTGTCTCCTTTTGTTGGACGTTGTAATGATAACTCCTTCAGTGGTGTTGAATTGGTCCGTGCTATTGCAACCTGTCGTTCTGTCCATGGCATGAAGACTGAAGTGCTTGCTGCATCTCTGCGTGATGCACATCATGTCTCTCGCTGCTTCATGTATGGTTCTGACATTGTTACCATGCCAACCAAAGTGTTCAATGCAATGTATGACAGTGTGTTGACTCGTGAGGGACTTGCTATCTTCCAACGTGATTATGAAGCATCCCTTGAGGCATTGAATAATGTATGAAGAACTAAATTGTTTTGAAGAAGCACTCAAGCACTTTGGAACTAGAGTCGAAGTCATCTGTGCTATGGAACTTGGTGGTAGAATTAACGCTGAGGATGCCTATCAGATGATCAAAGATGAGATGAAGGAAGTGAAGGCGTGTCGTAAAAAGTTTAACAAGAACAATGACTGCTAAAATCTATGAGTCACCCGATGGTGGCAAGACAGTGTATGTTCGTGAGATGGGTAGTGATGAACCACGTCGTCAGATCTACCCTGATCTCATGAATGAGGTACAGGCAACATCCCCATATAATGATGGGTGGACACAAGAATTCTACAGGAATCAATGGCCACCTTTTGTGCCTGAAGGATTCAAAGATAAATATGAGAACTATCAAGCAGTGCTTGCAGATGGTTGGGAGTTCACTGATGATGGATTCTGGATTAAATGTACTTGATAAATAAGTAAATAAAGGAAGTATGGTTGTAAGATGGCAGCACAATTAACCGCCACTGGGGTTACTTTTAGTGATGGTACATCATTATCTTCTAAGTATTCCGTATTAGCACAAAATACTGTAAGCGTATTCTATCAGGCAGCAGCACCAACTGGGTGGACTCAGGTAACTGCTCATAATGATAAGGCGTTGCGCTTAGTTAATGGTGCTGGCGGTGGATTTGGATTTGGTGGAACTTCTGGTGCTGGTGGTAGTAACTTCAGCACAGTATTCCCCTCTTCTAATTCAAACATTACTGTCAACTTTAATACTACTGCACCAGTATCTGGTACTGTTGGTGGTCACACTCTGACCACTGCTGAGATTCCAGATCACACTCATGACTCTAACATGGGTGGAACTGCAAACGCATCTAGTGGTGGTAGTAGTTTTAGAACACCAGGTGCTAACAATACTGGTGGTGTTCTATCTCCTGGTGGTATTGGTCAGGCGCACGATCACCCATTCTCTGGACAGGTTAGTCTTACTGCTACTGGAACAGGTAATATTGACCTGAGAATTCAGTATATCGATGTAATCATCTGCTCGTTCGCTTGATATGGCACGTTTAACAGGCAATGGGGTTCTATTCGATCTGCTGGACCCAAATAATAAGATAGATTCCTTCTATTGGATGTATCCTGCAGGAACTAAGAAGTTATTCTTTCAAGCAACTGCACCAACTGGGTGGACTCAAGATACTACAAATGCTGATAGAGCGTTGAGGGTTGTATCTGGTACTGGTGGTGGAACTGGTGGTAGTACTTCATTTGTTACTGCATTGAGTTCTAGTAGTGGTAATATAAACGTTGGCATTAACACTACACTACCAGTGGAGATTCCTCCTGGTGCTGGTACATTCATTGGTAATCACACTCTGTCAATAACAGAACTGCCAGATCACGTTCACCCATCAATTTATGGTCCTACTGGTGGTGCTAACGCTACACCATTTAGTAACACTGGTGCTCGTACCGTTGATGGTAATAATGCCACAGGAACTATGAATGAGTCAACTGGTGGTGGAGCACACAATCACCCATTCAGTGGAACAACAACAATCAATACTTCATTCAGTGATGGAATAGACCTCGGCGTTCAATATGTCGATGTTATTATTTGTACACTGAACTAAATATGGTATACTAAATTAATAAAGTGATTCGTTATGGCACAAATTAAACCTGGTAATTTTTGTCCTTTAATTGGCGAGGACTGTAAAGGACTTGAATGTTCTTGGTATACTCAAATTAGAGGAACTAATCCACAAACAGGTGAACCCGTAGATGAATGGGGATGTGCGGTTACATGGATGCCCATGTTACTTATTGAGAACTCTCAACAGCAACGTTCAACAAGTGCTGGTGTGGAGTCTTTTAGAAATGAGATGGTGAAGGCAAATTCAACTAACATTGATGTCTTATCTGCTGCAGCACAGATGCTGAGTCAGGCAAGAGATCAAAAGGTAATCCCAGCAGATGTAAAAGAGGTAGAAGAATGAAGAAGTTTACCTTAATTGAAGCAGATAAGTACATCAACATTGATGGACTAGGTATCTTCTTTACTGAAGAGAACTGGCCATTTGCTGATATTGAGCATCTATGGGCGATTCAGTGGAAGGATAATGGTACTGTAGATGGTGTTGGTGAGGTAGAGTACGATTCTGGTGCTGCTGCCAATACTCCTGCTACTCGTGCAATGATTGAGCGATATGTTGATCATTTTAATCAAGAGAAGGAACGTCAGACTCAAGAGAGACTTAAGAGAGAAGAAGAAGAGAAGAAGCAAGCATTGTCTTGGCAAGAGGCAATGGCAGAGTTAGAAGGTCAGATGGAGGAGATGCAGAAGAGGCATGAATCTAATCTTCGTGGCATGACTGCTGATCATGATTCACAAATGGAAAAAGTTCATCAACGTGTTGCTGAAGCACACGAAAACTTATTCTATGGTGAACAAAGAATCAAAGAGAATCTCAGTGAGAGTGAAAGATCTTTTGAATTTGAAGCAGGATATGAGAATCTAACAGTATTTGATGGTAATGTTGATCCATCATTGTTTGATGATGCTGTAGATGAGTCCATGTTTGAAGTTGAAGAAGCAACGGTGGTAGATGCTGAGTCTGTTAAGAGTATTGCATCTAAACCACTCATTGAGTATGAGGAAGAGGAGGTTAATGTAGAAAATGATGAGATTACTCCCAACACTGTAAGTGAATTTGATGATATTGACTTGAATATGCTTGACAGTGAGTTCAATCTTGAGTTATTATTTGAGGAAGACAGCACGGAGCAAGTCGTCTCTGAGATCGAAGAACTGATCGCAGAGGAAGAGTCTGAAGTCCCTGACGCCTCAATCCCTGATAATGAACCAACAACTGATTGACAACAACTACGTCATTGTTCCTAATTTTATATCTAAAGAGAGAGCAGATAGCTTAGCAAAAGAATTTAAGGAGTATTGTAATACTCATGAACTCCCAAGTGACCCTCAAGTCTTCGGGAGTTCTGCAAAGTACGACTTTAAACCATTCATTGAACTGTTGGTTGAGAAGAACCAGCATGTATGTGACATGGTTGGAGAGTCTGTATTACCAACGTACTCTTATGCCAGACAGTATAAGAATGGTAATGTTCTTGTAGGTCATGTAGATAAACCACAATGTGAGATCTCACTTACCATTAACTTGGAGTGTGATGAAGTATGGACTATTTGGATCTATACACCTTTGGGTGAGAAGAAGTCTGTTGACTTGCATCCAGGTGATGCCATGTTGTACCTGGGCATGGATGGTGAGCATGGTAGAGATGCTTTTAAAGGAGAGTCTTGTACGCAAGTATTCTTACATTATGTCAGGTTGCATGGTCCGTGCTTCAAATACTATTTTGATAAGGATCATCGATATAGAGAAGACTTGGTAAAGACTACTACAACAATCTCTGGCGAGAATAAGTTGCTAGAGTATGTCAAAGTTTATGACAACATCTTCACACCAGATGAGTGTGAAATGATTCTTGATGAGTATAGGGATTGTGAGCACTGGTTACCAGCAGGGGTTAGTTCTAATAATACACAGAATCCTAGTGTTCGTAACTGTGACATTATATCCATCTCTACACCACGGATCATCAATAAGAATAGATTGCATCGTGACATGATCGATAAGATGATCTTCAAGAAGGCAAATGGAGCAGCTCAGATGTATATTAAAGACTTCCCTGCTTGCTTCCTGAAGTCTGATAGTGGTTATGACCTGCTACGCTATCAAAAAGGTGGATTCTACAGAGAACATACTGATAGTTTTAAGGAACAACCAAGAACTGTTGCCATGTCTATCAATCTAAATGATGACTATGAAGGTGGTAGTATGGCATTCTTTAATAAAGAAGTACAGATCAGAGCAGGTGCAGGTAGTGTAATATTATTCCCTGCTAACTTCATGTATCCGCATCAGATCATGGATGTCACAGAAGGAACACGTTACTCTATTGTAACTTGGTTTACTTGATGCTATAATAGTAAAAACGGAGACTAATACATGGCATTGTCCGACTCAGTTAAAGAATCACTTGATGATGCTAGTGCATCACTTCGAAACGCTCTTGCATTTGCTGCTCGTGGTGAAAAACCACATGTGTGTAAAGGAATTGCTGAGATGATTGCTAGCATTGAGAACCTTACCACGATTGAAGACATCTTTGATAAGTTGGATAACCGCAAAGATGGTGACTCTGGCAAGTGGGGTCCATTGACTGACCTGGGTGAGTGAATCTTTACAAACACTAACACAAATCTAAAGCGATCCCAAAGGAATCCTGAACCTTGCATAGATACTGTTAGAATATGAACATACTTAAGCGAGGTGCCCATGCCAGTCAATCTTCATCAAAAATTCAACCACTATCTTCATACTCCTAAAAAATTGGATCTGCAAGATATTGATGAGCGCGTCATTGGTTATGGTTGGACTGATGATGGTAAGGATCTGACTGGTTATTATGTTCAAACCGAGACTCATCGTATGTACTTTGATTTGAAGGAGAACTTCAAATACAAAGAAGTATGGGAAGAGTCTGCATAGATACTATATTACGATAGTGATCTATGGAATGGGATGATCAAAAAAGAAAAGTCTTAAACAGGGTGGGGTTATTATGCCTCGCCCTTACTAATGACTACAGAAGAGAGAACTACTGGCGTATCAACAGGATTGAAGAGACTCAGGGTGTCACGCTTGAGACAAAGTTTGCGCGTAGAGAACTTGATAATAACCTAGACATTGGTCTATTTGTTATTGATTGTGAGAAGCGGAACAAAAAATACTTCAAAGTAAGTATGATTAATGAGGACCTTGAGTTGACTGCTCATGCCTTCGTAGACTTTACCACATCCAGAGTACATAGAGTAAAGGGTAAAAACGCAGACAAGAATGTACACTGGGACCTTGATGATTGCATACGATTGTGTGATTGGAGAGGTTATTATTTGAACAAAGATCCTGAGTGAGTATTATGGGAATGTATGACACTATCATAAACCATTATGATATTGGACCAGGTTTTAATAGGAAGAAGTTGCAGACAAAGGGTATATACAATACACCAACAATGAGTGTGTATTGGTTAGATCCTGCAGGACAGTTCTGGGTTCTTAATTCTGATGGCACTCATGACTTCTGTGAAGATCAGGAGCATCCACTAAAGTTTAAATGGGTGAAGAATGGTAATCATGGTAAGTGTTCGCCATTTCGATACAACGGTACGATCACAGTATATCCAGAAGTATGGGACTGTAAGTATGCACCATTCCCAGAAGTTAGAGTTTTGTTTCGTGATGGAGTTGTAGAAGTGTTAACTCATATTGAGAAGTGCAAATAATTTACAAATGTTAGTGAATTAACACAAATGTGTCTATATAGTGTAGAATATGGATATGACTTAGGAGGTCGCCATGTAATGATTTTATCTACATTATGAACTTGTCCATGCGTGAGGTAAAAAACCATGCACAACTTAATTTCTTACAATCAACTAGCAGGATGGAGAGAATTTGAGGAGACTGTTGAACGTGCAAATGCAATGGAGGATGCAATCAATGACTACTATGAATGTTTGATTGAGTGTGACGACGATCAGCCTACTTGCAAGAGGATCTGCAAACAGATTCTAGCTGATAAGACACTAGACTCTAAACTCATTTAATCATACGCTAAAATCTTTATGTCAATCGCCCCCTTGACTTCTGGTCAGGGGGGTTTTATAATGGGATGTACACTGTGTGAGTAGATATGCAACCCTGGGAGCGCATTGAACTTAAACTCAAAGAGATTGAGAAGAAGATTGACGAGATTCGCGAAGATGTAAACTCTTGGAAGCCTCATGAATGGGAATCATACTACGAGAACGATCCTTTTAACAAGACTAACCATGAATCCTGACGACATAAAACTGGAGAGTATGGGCAAATCTTTTGAATATGAGAAGGTTGCCCGTGAGATTGACAACATTGAGGATGTGAAGATGCTGCGGAAGGTAGCAAAATCATATGTCAAGTTGTTCCTCAAGCAGAAGGAGACTATTACTTCTATAGCAAATATGAAGATCGACGACTGAGAGTTGCTCATTCGGATACATATGTTAGACTTGTATCGCAAAGGACAAATCCGATGATTCCAAAGTTCGACAAGCGTCAGTGGGAACTCATTCTCGGTTCTCTTAAAGAGCATCAGCGACATGAGATGTGTGGTTCTAAGTGGTATCAAGAATACTCAGATATTATCATTGCCATTGAGAATGGCATGAGCAACATTAGCGAAGCAACTGAAGACGATTGGGAAGACTTTTGGTCAAGTGATTCCCGAGGACTTACATCCAACAGCATGTATTGATATGGTGACAAATACTCATCATTATTGATTCTGCTATAATACATACATTGACGTAGATTGACACTATGAAAGTAGGAATGATTGGACTTGGGCGGATGGGAGAGGGTATGTCCCGCCGCCTCATTAAAGCAGGGCATGAAGTACATGGGTATCGTAACAACTATAAAAAAGCTGAAGAACAATTTGAGAAGGGTTATATCAGTGGATGTACCACTTCTCTGGAAAGCCTTGTTCAAGTAGTACATCAAGATAATGCAATCTACGGTGAGAAGTCAGGCGAGACAGTATACATGCCTGGCGTCTTCATGATGGTTGTACCAGCAGAGACCGTAGAGGACACACTCAATGAGCTATTACAGTTTTGTAACGAGGGAGATATTGTTATTGATCATGGCAATAGCAATTTTAAGGACAGTCGGAGGCGGGCAGAGCGTCTTGCAAAACTGGGCATCGCATATATTGATTGTGGTACTAGTGGTGGTGTGTACGGTTTGGAGCGTGGATTCTGTCTCATGGTTGGTGGCGGAAAGTATGCAGTCGATGTCTGCCGTCCTCTCTTTGACGCACTCGCACCAGGTATCAGCGCCGCTCCTAGGACCAATGACAGAGATAACTTCACATGGTATCCAGAGGAGTATGGATGGATGCACTGCGGCGATCCAGGCGCTGGTCACTTTGTAAAGATGGTGCATAATGGCGTAGAATATGGTATCATGCAGGCATATGCCGAAGGATTCAACATCCTACACGAAGCAAATGCAGGTGCCAAGTACGTCAAAGCAGGAGATGCAGAAGTTGCCCCGATGGACAACCCTGCCGATTATCAGTACGACATTGACGTTGCTAAGGTTGCTGAGTGTTGGCGTCGTGGTTCTGTGGTTGGTAGTTGGTTACTTGACCTTACCGCTGATGTTCTACGCAGCGATAGAGAGCTTAGCAAGTTCGATGGTGGAGTATCAGACAGTGGTGAGGGTCGTTGGACGGTTCACTCTGCTGTGGTTCTTGGCGTACCCGCTCCTGTCATCAGCAGTGCGCTGTGGGCACGTTTTGAGTCGCGCCGTCTGGGTGCTTTCACTGCCAAGGTTCTGAACGGTATGCGTGCCATGTTTGGAGGTCATGACGTTCGATGAGTGACACTGAACAACTTCTTCGCATTCTTGCAGATCAACTTGGTGGTGTGTTAAAACATTATGAATGTTCTGATAGAACTACCAAACATAAGAAGTATGTGATAGAGTATGCCAAGGAGACCAAAGAGAACAATGTATGAATCTTCTGATGAACAAATGAGCAGCACTCCTTCATACTCTGCTCAACGTAAAGAGCGTCTTGATGATGCAATCTTTGATTATCTCTCTGATGAGAGTGTTGATTCACAGCAGACATATGATGACTTGATCAATACTATCAAGAGTGATGCTGCATACTATAAGAGGTACTATGAGAAGTGTAGGGATCTCCTCTTCAAGATGGGATACTATGGTTCTGTTGATGATGATGTACTTGTAAAGGATGGTATTGCATACAGTGCATCATCAGATGAAGGAGTTCTTAAGTTGGTCACACCAACCACTCCACCCTCTGATTGATCTGCTATGATATGGGGGTAACGCACACAACACCATGTCTTATCCCCTTGGCATTGACAACCCCATCGTCGTCAAGCAGGTGATGGGTAGCACCAACTGGGCACTGTATTGGAGGGAAGATTGGATCAAGATCGGCACCTTCCCCAATGAGTTTGTTGCCATGGGTGCTCGCCGTGCCATCCTGAACGGGATGGGTTACAACTGAATAACTGTCACAAGGGGGTTGCCAGGAGACTGGTGACCCTTTATTATTAAACCAGTTCAGACATCCACCATGCGTTCCACATTCACTGAGTACAAAGAGACCCAGCAAGCGCGTGAAGACATTGCCGCTGCTGTCCTCAAGCACACTCATTCTCTGTGCAGTGCCTTGGAGCAGAACTTCAAGCAGCGTCATCCCAAGTCTGATCCTTACACATTCTCTGTTGAGACTGGTCGTAAGTACCACAAGATTTTGATGGAGACTGAATCCCAATCTCAATCTGTCCATGCATTTGTGGACAAGAAGACTGGTGAGGTCTACAAAGCAGCATCCTACAAATCACCTGCCAAGGGTGTTCGCTTTGATCTTCGCATCATTGAACAACGTGAATGGTTGTTCGACAATGCAGACTGGGCAGGTAGCTACCTTTACATTCGCTGAATCATGAAAAAACGTATGCGTAGAGCAATCAAGCGTTCCCTGCTTGTTGCCTCAATCGTTCCTGCACTCGCCGCTCTTGTATATTTGGTGGCATTGGCACCAGCACCCATTGCCTTTGGTGCTATCCTTGGTCTTGTCGCGTTCCCATTCTTCTACTTCTTTGCACGATGAGATGACCACCACACACAAACTAATCTTTGTAGCATCCTTCATGTGGATGCTACAATGGGGCACAAGAGTTACCACGGTAGCGATCAATGCTCTATTTTGAGACAAGTGGGTACGGTTATCCAAAGTATCTCTGTGAGGACATACTTTGGTGGTTTGCCAAGTCATTCTACCCACGACATAAGATTGACATCACTGTGAACCATCGTGGTATGAAGCGCGAGGGTGTCTATGGTTGGTGTGACATCATGGAGAAGGAGCGTAAACCACGCACGTTCCTGATTGAGATCCAATCTAATCTGGATAAGAGAACCTATGCAGAGACATTGGTGCATGAACTTATTCATGTAGGACAGTGGATCGATGGTGATCTTACCTTGAAGCAAGGCACACTTTGCTACAAGGGACGCAAGGTCAGTGGTGACATGGATGCACCACATGAGATTGAAGCACATGAGGGTGAGAGGGATCATCTTCTCAAGTTCATGTGTGACAGTGGCAGGGTATGGACAGGTCTATAAGTGTAACAAGCACTTGGCCGCGGCGACCATACCATGTATACTTGATATGTGGAGGGGAGACCCGACACAACTATCACGAGAGGTAAACTAAAATGTGTTCTCATCCGCAGAACCGCCTCTCAACCAACACAACGGAGGTTATCATGCCTGAAGATCAAGTCAATTCTGAACTCAACATCATTGAGGACGAGGAGATGATCGATCTCAGTGTTCCTGATGAGTACAACGAGTACACTCATAACCAGGTTACCAAACCCTGGCGTGACAACAATCCCCTGTCTGAGTGACACTTGACACTCTGACCTTTATAAATTAAAATCAAGGAGTCTAATCACCGAGCAATGGCATCTAAGTATCTTTACATCGTTGAGCATTACGTTCCCTTCCCACAGTCCGAATACGGTGGCATTTGGAATGTGATTGCTGACAATGATGAAGAGTGTTTTGATCTGATCACAGCAGCAGACAGTTCTGACTTCAATGTCCAATACTATGGTGATCTCCGTGAGAACATCACTAGTGGACAAGTTTACAAACTTGATGAAGAGAACGTCGTGTCTGGTATTGTAGAGGAATTCACCACATGATGAACATCACCGCATTGGATCCACAATTCGTCAAATCACAAAAAGATCGTATGCAACATCTCCAATCACAACTGGAGAAGATTGTCACTGAGATGAAGAACATTCAGGAGTTTTTAAATGAATTCGACCGACCCAAAGCATGATGAGTCTATGCTAGAGATTGAGGAGTTCTATATGGGACGACTCGGTGATCTGGTAGAGAACAGTCGCTTCAATGATGCAGACGCAATCTTTGAGGAATTCGTCATTGATGGCGAAGAACCCACTGAATACCTCTTCATCTCTGATATGACCAATGCCCTATAGTCCACGTATCGATGATTATGTAATCTGGAATACGACTCCCCATCCCTTACAGGGGTGGGTTTATTTTGTATCCGAGCATTACATAACAATAGAGATTGGTGTTAAGTGTAAGGATGATGAGAACATTGCTGATTGTCCCATACATAAGAAGACACATTGCTTAGTATTGTGCTTCCCAGAAGAGTGGAAGAATTTGGAGTATGTCAAAACAAGGGCATCGAAGTATGGCGAAGATTTGGAGACTGTGGGCAAAGGCATTAGGGGAGAAGGCAACAAATGACGACCGAGAGTCTGATAAGATTGCTATCATACGCACCTTTATACTTGTTACTTACTTGGTCACTAATTGTTTTATCATATCTGGAGTCATTAGACACTGGAATGATGTACCAAATAATAATGTAGAACAGAAACAGACATGATTACATCAGGCATTTTAGATATTCTAGATCAGGAAGGGATTGATAACACCCTTGAGCGCATTGATTTGATGCAAGAGTGGTGGATTCCCCGTGGCATCTATAGTGGTAAAGAGAAGAAGTTTGCTCCTGATGAGGACAATCCGATTGACTTCCATACCATTGGTGCTGCCACATATATGGATGATCCTATGATCTATGAAATGATCAAGGAAGAAGCATCTCCAATGATGAAGGAATATTTTGAATGGTTGTATGGTGTGATTGAGTATCATCTATATGATGCTATTGGACCATGTAGAATAAGTAATGATCTTGCACCGCCTGGATTCCATATCTTTGGTGCAAAACCAGAGCAAGAACCAAAACCTGCAAGTAAAGAATACCTTGAGCGTCCATGTGCCACAATTCATTATGATGAACAGCATTTGTCTCATAAAGGACTTTGGTCTGATTATGAGAAGAGTGGTGCAACTGTAGATCTTGAGAATACTTTGTCATTCACTTTATGCCTTGCTGCACCTGACACTGGTGCTGGTTTGAGTACATGGGAAGATGATTCTGTCAAATGTTACGACCTGGGTGATGATTATAGTAATCATGTCAAGTCTCTTGAATATGGTGGATATGGACCACCAGATGCGGTGATTCCTTATGTTCCTGGCAAAATGTTCTATTGGATTGGAGCATTGAAGCATCAAATGTCTCCAGGATTTAATCTTGGTTTGCACGACAAGCGTATCACCTTGCAAGGGCATGGTGTCAAAGTTAATGAGACTTGGGAGCTTTACTTCTGATGATTAGATATCAACAAGAATACAGTACGAGTGGTAGTGGTCTGGGTTGTCAGATCTCTGCATATATTTTAATGATGTCTCTTGCGGCAGATACTGACCTTAATTGGTCTATCTCAAGCAAGGATTTTAATCTACTGCGTAATACATTTTCTGGATTATCCTTAGTAGTTGATGATAGTGAGCAAGAATACAATGATCTTGAACTTGATGATGAAGTGGGATATGCACTAATTAAAGATAGTGTAAAAGATAATTCCAAACTATTTGTGTATCCAACTCCAGCAAATATTGCATCAGAGCACACTGATAGTATTGTGGAGTCTTTACAATTCAGGCAGGACATTGTAGATAAGTGTCGTGCATTTAGAGACCAGTTCGATGGTGAAGTCATTGCTATGCACATCCGTAGAGGTGACTTCCTAGAATTGGGTAGTGGTATGTTTGTGTGTGGCAATGATTATTATACTGCTGCACTTGATCAACTCCCTGATGATATTCCTGTTCTTATCTTCACCAATGATAAGGATAGTGTCATTGCAGATAATCAATTAATTGCCAGTAATCCAACACGATTCACTTTTATCACTGACTTATACAATGACAATGAATTCATTAATTGTGATGTAGGTCAAGAGTTAGATCGTTTAGTTGATAATGATGGTAAGTACACACAATTCAATTATATGAATGGTCTTACCAAGATGGCACATACTGAACTTAAAGAATTTGCCATGGATACTAATGGATATACAATGGATCAGTTGAAGACCACAATTAAAGAACTATCGGCACAACTTCATCCTACATATAGACAAAAGATTAAATCTAAGTCATATAATGCATCATATGATTTGTGCTTGATGAGTATGTGTGATTACGTTATTATGGCAAATAGCACATTTAGTCTTTGGGGTGCTACACTGGGTAATCCAAAAAAAGTGATTTATCCAATGTATTGGATGCAAGGACATCCTGAAGGTGGAATTGCAGCAATTCAAACTGATCTTGATGAGTTTAATCAAACTGCATCTCTTGCAGGTAATTTTATCACCGATAAGTTTGTTCCCCTTGAGAATCCAGATCCACGTTCGTTTGAGGTTGTAAGTTGACATGTCTGATAGAGCAAGAAGATTAGAAAATGAATACCTGAAGCAAATGCACGCTTTGATGGTTACCACTCATGAGAAGAAGGCAAAGATTGGTGTTCGATCACTGGGTGGATTCGTTCGCGCACTTGTGGATGAGTGTCCTACCATGAATTTGAAGACCGCACGGGAATTATTCCAAATTGCTGACGAACTGGAGGATCTTACCTAACCAGTTTTAGAAGCGGCACACAGGCGCTTCCAGAGGGCATACAGAGCATATATCCTATGGAGGTCAATAAACCACTGACATGGACGACTACAACGAAATCCAACTCCAGAACCTGATGGGTACTGATGACCAAGATCTGGAGTCTCTTATGGCTGAAGAATTCCCACAAATTATTGTGGAAGAAGAACTACCGATGGACCTGCTAAATGAGTACTGATGATTGGCGCTACAGTGATGAGCGCATGGACGTTAGAACACAGGGACTGAACATTCTATTCAAGAAGTTCGGTTCTGAACTGTGTTCTGACGGCACACCCCGATATTCAAACCAAAGTATCTACGAGTGCGTTCACGACTGGGTATCCCAGGGTAACGCGACCACAAGTGGTATCGTGGCATACTACAAGGCATATTATGGGAATTAAACTCCCAGGACCTAAGAACGGTGCTGGATTGATTCCCATCGGCATTTGCTTCGTGTTTGGTATTGCAATTATCGTGGCAGGGTACTATCATGGCAACATGCACCTGATCACAGTGCTCAAAAACGCTGGATTCCTCAAATGAACTCCACCTTCCACACCATCGACGCTCAAATCCGTCGCACCATCATCAACAAGATTGAGAACTATGACATCGTAGACCTCAAGCGCATTGCTTATGAGGTAAGATGTGAAGAGATGGGTATCTACCCTGACCAAACCTACGCTGACTTCCCCACCGAGGACTGATTCATGACCGTCTCCTTCCCATCCAAACAACATCACCTTGCAGCACTGTATGATGCTTGTAGTTTGATTGTTGATACATACCGTCAAACTGCTGTGTTTGATGTGTATACCAAAGAGGGTCTTGAAGACCATCATAATTTTGCTGCAACTGCCCGTGAGATCATGGGATTGATTGCGGAAGGAGAGATCAAATGAAAAGAATCACTGTACGATTAACCTATCTTGATGGTAGGGTTGAGGAACAATCAGTTCCAGTGGCATGTAGTGCTGATGAATTGATTAACATGTTGATGGAGACAGTTCCTATGATCATGAATGTTGAGTTTATCAAAGAGGGACCAGCATGAAGTATGTCATAGAACTGGATAAGGAGACATACGAATACGTCAAGGGTATTGTATTGTCTGATGATGGATTGCCCATGTTCTCCAATGCATATGCTGATGAAGGATATAAACTCCGTGTTGCAATGAAGCGAGCAGAGGCAGAAGTTGCATGGGAGAAGTACAATGAGATGATGCCACCTGATACCCAGTTCAGAGAATACAATAGCAAGGAGGAGTTCTTTGCAAATGAATTCTTTATCGGAGTATAAGTTTGGCGGTCGCCCTGTTACTGCTATCAACCTATTACTCATGTTAAGTGAGATGGAGGGAACATACCAACATCTTAAGTATATGGGTTTTAAGGAAGATATGGAAGTAATAGAAGAGATGAAGGGCAGGTATTACAAACTGTACTTCAAATTAAACAAAGAGGAGAAGTCCAAATGATCAGTACAACATTAACTGTTGATGATGATGGTATGTTACAACTTCCTGATGCCATGCTAGAAGAGTTAGGATGGAATGAGGGAGATGTATTAGAATGGATTGAACAGGATGATGGATCTTATTTGTTGAAGAAGGTGGATGATGCCAAAGAAGAAGGAAGTACCGATTAAGGTAACCAACTCAAAGAAGTTTGAATTATTCCCATGGGCAATGTTCTTATGGCGACTGGATAATCTAACAGAGAAGCGAGTGTGTTGGTTTGAATGCTATGAGCACGCAGAGAAGTATATAAGGCGCTATAATTGTAAGTACAAATTGCAGCATTACACAGGTGTCAAACACAGAACTGATTCAACCAAATGATCCAAGGTACTTTACTCAGACGAGTGATGGGTCATATGATCGCCATTTTTATCGTATTGTACTCACCAATGGTAAGAGTCTTACGGTAGATGATTATGAGCAGATGCGATCATTTTGGTTTCAGTATGATTCAAAGTTTTTGAGTCATGTTGATGTTATTGATGCATGTCAGTATGATGTGAAGGAATCTGTCAAGGGATTTGGAGGATAGTACAGTGTCAGTCAGTAATGCATATGTTGTTGGTTATGGAATGATCGATGCACTGGGGAATACACCAACCCAGTGTTTTGATAATATGGTGAATGATTACGAGTCTATCCGTAAGTTAGACTGTATGGGTGATCATAAGATTCAGTATGGCATACCATGTCATCATGACACTCTTCTTCCCGAGGGGTTCGCGCCGAAAAAATTGAAGACAATGACCAGGGCACAAGAACTAGCAATTCATGCTGTAGATCAGGCATTGAAGCATAGTAATCTACCACACAGTTCTAATGTCGCAGTAATTATCAGCAGTTGTTCAAACGACGTTGAGGCACTTGATGCAAA